TGCATATCATTATAGTAGATGTAGATGGTGGAATTACTGGAGTTCCAAAAGCAATTTTGGAAAAATGGTCAGGAGTATCTAAAATTTCAGATGCAAGATCAGCACAGGGAGCTCAAAACTATTATATAGATGCTCTTTATAGTGGTTCTTCATACATTTATTGGATGGATCATCCTGCTGTAAATACTGGTTATGGTAATAATGCAGCTACACAGGGTACTACATTGTATACTGCTGTATCTGAGGTAATTACTACAATTACTCTTACTAGTGGAGTAGATGACTATGCATTAACTGCTGGTGAACAAAAAGATGGAATTGACCGATTCAAATATGTTGAAACGGTTGACCTAAACTTGTTCATTTGTGGTAAAGCTGATGCAACTAAAGCAGGAAATGCTTTGGATATGTGTACTGATCGTAAAGATGCAGTCGCATTTGTATCACCACAGTTAGCGAATGTTGTGAATGTTGCAAATGAAATGACACAAACAACAAATGTTAAAACATATTTTGATGCATTAACTTCAACATCCTATGGTATGTTCGATAGTGGATACAAATATACATACGATAAGTACAATGACACTTATCGATGGATTCCACTAAATGGAGATATGGCAGGACTTTGTGCAAGAACAGATCTAGTTGCAGATGCTTGGTGGTCGCCCGGCGGATTCAATAGAGGACAAGTTAGGGGAGTTGTAAAACTCGCTTACAATCCTCAGAAAGCAAATAGGGATATTCTGTATCGTGCAAGAATAAATCCTGTTGTTTCTTTCCCCGGCCAGGGAACGATACTGTTCGGTGATAAAACTGCACAAGCAAAACCAAGTGCATTTGACCGCATTAATGTACGAAGATTGTTCATCGTATTAGAGAAAGCAATTTCAACTGCTTCTAAATTCCAGTTGTTTGAATTCAATGATGAGTTCACAAGAGCAGGATTTAGGAATATGGTTGAACCTTTCTTGCGTGATGTTCAAGGTCGAAGAGGTATGACTGACTTCTTAGTTGTATGTGATGAGTCCAACAACCCAGGCTCGGTTGTTGACCGTAACGAGTTTGTTGCTGATATTTTCATCAAACCTGCTCGGTCTATTAACTTTATTTCTCTAAACTTCATCGCCACGAAAACTGGTGTTGCGTTTAGTGAAGTAGTTGGGGCATAGGGGGAATCATGGCAAACATAAACGACTTTAAATCGGCATTAAAAGGTGGTGGTGCAAGGGCGAATCAGTATACAGTAACAATGCCTTTTCCGGGCTTTGCAGCAGTAGGTGGTGAGACACGAACAATGTCTTTCTTATGTACTGCAACAAACTTGCCTGGTATGACATTGGCTGAAATTGCAGTACCATTTCGTGGTCGTAACCTGTATATCGCAGGGGATCGTACCATTGATACATGGTCAACTACAATTTTAAATGATACTGATTTTGCAATTCGCAATGCATTTGAGCGTTGGATGAATGAAATCAATGCGATGTCTGATAATAGTGGATTGGAAAATCCAGCTGATTATATGGTAGATGCATTTGTTGATCACTTAGATCGTGCTGGTCAGGTAATTAAGGCTTATACCTTTAGAGGTATGTGGCCACTAACCGTAGCACCTATTGAACTAACTGCAGCAGAAGCTGGAGAAGTTGAATCATTTGAAATAACTTATCGTTATCAATTTTTTGAAACCAATACCACAACTTAATATTTCGTATAAATATTTGTATTGATATTGATTACGGAGTATTATGGCACAACTATTTGGATTTCAAATAACCAGAGCAAAGGATAAGGGGGAACAAGCATCATTTGTTCTCCCCGATCCTGAATCTGGAGCTACCACAACTGCTGGATTCTACAGCGAATTTCTCGACATAGAAGGACAAACTAAGACTGAATCAGACCTAATCAGAAGGTATAGGTCTACCTCAGAACATCCAGAATGTGATTTAGCAATTGAAGATATTATTAATGAATCTATAAATGTAGATGAATATAAGCAAG